TACCACTTGGCTTTACGAAGATCCTCTAAGGGACTGTTATGCTTATCATTTGCCCGCCAAATATACTTTACTGCATTTCCCAGGCAAAACCCCATATATTCAGTCACTTGGATACACTCGATACCGCTAGGGTGGCCTGTATAGTGCTTAGGATGGTTAACAACATCCTCTAGTTCTTTGATGGCTTCACGAGTCTCCTCAGAAAGTAAGGAGTCAAAGCAAGGGTCTACTACGTTTAGTTCCCACTTTGGGTAAGGATCACTTGGAGTAGACCCATCACTACAGCTAGAACACTTAGCAGGAAATAAAGACTCATGTACATTGTAGTGTGCGTTCCAATAACAACTCTTACAGTTTTTTACGGCTTCCATAATATAACCTCTTCTTTATCAAAATCCCAATTGTCTGCCTGTAGAATCTTAGCTAATCTTCCCTGGACCAGTGCATCTTCTACTGTAAGTCCTGCTTTTAGATAAGCGTCTTCTACAGTCTTCCATACAGCACCGTGCTTCTTAAGTAGCTCCTCAGCTTTCTTAGGACCAATACCAGGACAACCTGGATAGCCATCAGAAGAGTCACCAGTCAACGCTTGAGTCAAGAAGTAGTAGTTAGCTTCCTCTTGGGTAATCGTAAGCATCTCATGGTTTCCTGATGGGGAGATCCTAAAGAACTTACCAGGGATAGTCTTCATATCTTTATCCATGGAGACAATGATAGTTTGGTTGGTAAACTTAGTAGCTAAGATCCCAAGACAATCATCACCCTCAAGAGAGTCCTTCATAAAGCTTGGGAATTCTTCTAGAGCCCACTCTTTAATTGCGGAGTACCCTACAGGTTTTCGCCCCTTGCGATTGGCTTTGTATTGTGGGTATATCTCTTTTCTGAATAGGTTCTTATGAGAGAAGCATAGCTTATACTTATCAATACCTGTGAGCTTCTTATAGTCATCTAAGATTCTATTAAAGTGTCTCTTAGCCTCACCTAAGTCTGTGTCCACAGTCCATGTATCAGCGTCCCATTGAATCTCTTGCTCTGCTGAAGAGGTCGCTTGGTATGCTAGGATGTCTGCATCAATTAATAAGATCGTCAACCTCAACCTCCATCTCTTTAGCAATGTATCTTAGACAAGCAATCATCTCAACAACTTCTTGTCTATGGTTAGGACTGATTTTGTTTTCTCCTACTACAGTGCGGAAACTTAGGTACTCTCTAAATAGTTTATTGAGGCCTACTGACACTGTTTTGTATTCTTCACCGTTAACAACAATATCCATATTAAATGTTGTGTCTTCAATGTATGGGAAAATAGCTACTTCTAGTTTAGGTTTAACTTTAAAGCTGGTTGGTTCTTTCATTTTCTAATCCTTATTGATAAACAAAAAAATCTATATGCCGTATACACATCACCGTTACTGAAAAAGGTACAATGAAAGTAAACAGGTGTTCCTTTAAACCAAGGCAGTTTTACAAACTCTATCTTCACTTATCGCCCTCTTCATAAGCGTGACTACTACAAGGGCCAGCAAGTTTACGCATTAGACGTTCATTCTCATCCTGTAGTCGTTCATTACGGGCCCGCATTAAATGGCTCTCTAATTCTAAGATAGCAATATCAGCCCTTAAGCTGTCAATCTCTTGTTCTAATAAAATAAGCTCTAAGTCTAACTGACGTGGTTGTTCGTGTTCACAACAGTTAATACCGCTCATGGTCATTTCGCCACATACAGGGCAGTGGTAATGTGCTCTACTCATGAATAACCTTTACTTTAGTCCAAGCAGCGAAGTGGTGTAATGCGCCTTCACTATCAAAACAACGGCTATACATACCGTCAATTCTTTCAAACTTAAAGATGTCATTAATCTTAAACTGATTAGAAGAAACTGGTACTTTAATTGCCTCAGAATCGTCTAGTTTAAATTTGGCACCTTTTGTTAACTCATATAGAGCGCACTCGTGATCATTAATATCGTGTTCATTTATCATACTTTAATTCCTGAAATAGTTTTAAAAGGCCAGCTGTTCTGTCTCCAGACACAAACTAGGTGCCCATTATCATAAGTCACGTGGGTAGTATAACCTTTCATATAGCCACAGTTATAAGTGTCCAAATTAGAAGTAACACTATTTACAATTATGACAAAGGTAACACCAAGTGAAAAACTTAGAACGTATTTAATCCAACCCATAGTATCTCACCTCAGCAACCCACTCACCCTGAGAGTTCTTATTGGGCCCGTAGATCATTGGACTACAATAATAGTCTATAGAGTCCTTAGTTTCCTTAGCGATTCTCATCACCTCTTCCTGCTTCTGGCCGCTGATTAGATAAGTCCCCCCTGTTCCCAGGTTCTTGCGTATTTTCTTCGTTTCCATTTACAGTTCCTTTCTTTTTAAAGATTGAATCCCAGTTATTGAGATACTCCTTAGTTACTTTCTTTTGATTCTCGTTCATCAGGATCTTCCCATTCTATGCCTAAATCTTTAGCACAATGTACACAAATAGCTACCATTTCTTTAAAGTGTTCATACTCAGAGTATAACGGTTCTGCATTAGGTGGTGCAAGTTCTTTTAAATATAACCTCCACTTTTTCTGCTGAGTGTCATAGCTTCTATATGCAACAGGCTCATGTCGATGCTTTTCGTTTTTATCGACATATTGTTCTACAAGTCTGCGAATCATGGCAGGTGCTTCACTTGGTACATACTGATGCAATGCTTCTAACTCATCAGCTAACTTTAATGCTTCTTCTTTCATTTAATCCCATGCCTTTCTTCTATTGCTCTAGCAAAATCAACTAATGTAACGACATCTCCATCACCATTATTTGGATAACATTTATCAAATACTTGTGTTATTTCCTCATCACTTAATGGCTTTGTTTGTGGTGTGGTGTAGAGTGGCAAATTATGATGGACTTTTGGGTATTCATTCCAATCATCTAATGTAGGGCTACCTCTTTCACCATAATAAAATGTCTGTCTAGTTAAACCATAAGAATCATCACCCCAATCACATAAATAACCAAATGGTTCACCTTGCTTACCCAATTCTTCTACAAGTCTGCGAATCAACTTTGATGGAGTAAGTTCTTCATCTTCACTTTCCCAATAGTATCCTTCTAATTCATCAGCCAACTTTAATGCTTCTTCTTTCATTTCAGTACCTCCTTAGCCCATCTAATATGATCTAAGTTTTGCATCCTTGCTTTGTCGTGGCTTAACTCAGGATAATCATTAGCTATTTCTATCAACACTTTTTTATACTTTTCAGCAGTTTCTGATACTTTTTTATACTCAGCTATAGTTTCCTGCATTTCCTTTAACTTATCACAAGGTACAAGAACTGAGTTGGGTGGTCTTGTGCAAATACATTTAGAAAAACTAGGATGACCAATTTTAAAACCACAATGACATTCACTCATCGACTACGCTCCTTTTCTAGTTGATGCACCCTACTCATTGATTGAGTTGCTAAGTTGTGCATATCTTTATACTTCCTAGTAAGATCTTGTATCTTATCTGCTGCTTCTTCTAACAAGTCTGCGATACGATCAGGTTCATTATTCTGTACTGACTTACGAGTATCAATCTGTCTTCTAATCTCCGCTCGTTTACGTAAGCGATAAACTAAATCCTCTTTCATAAAGTCCCCAAATAAATAATAAGGCCACATAAGTATAACACTACAGCCACAGCTTCCACTAGAAACAACGGGGGGTCTCTTTGAAGAAACCCAGCCAGAGTCCATAGAAAGCTTCCTATGAGGCTTAAAATGATATTTAGTGGATAGATATTGAAGCTAGTTAGGGCAATTCCCGTTAGGCATAAAACAGTACCTAACCATTTGATTATTAACATAAATTCCTTGCAAAAATGTGACATTTACCTGTAATTTTAAAGTTTCTTAATTTACAGGCAAACCACGTCACGCTAATAACTCCTTGAGAATATTAGAAGCAAACTTACGAACCTCAGGGGTAACTGCATACCCTAAACCCTCAGGATGAACTAACTCCTGAATAAACAGCTTCATCTTGTTGTGGTCCATGCTCAACTTCATGTTGATCTGCTCAAGGTACTTGTTTTCACTAATTAAAACATCCATGTCCTTCATTGCTTTTCTCCCATAAATTTAATACCTTTGATTGTTACGTGCCAGGTCTTATCAAAATTCTCTTTACCTATTCTAGTAGTAATGAATCCTAATGAGGCAGCAATGGCCACCTCATCAGCAAACAGTCTAGCAAAGTTAGATTTAGTTCTAAAACCCTGTAACCAAGCTTTTTCAATCACCGTGTTAACTCTATCTATCATAATGCTCCTAGTGGGTATCTGCCCAGTTGTTGCCGATTTTAAACTCAGCTCCAATAGGTAAGTTGAAATTAAAATACTCACCTGATCTTCGTGCTGCATCTAAGACAGCATTACCAAACTCTTCAGCTAAATCTTCTTTGACAGCATACTGAATCTCGTCATGGATCCAACCTAACATAGTCCAATCACCGTCCCAACCATACTTAAGTCCTCTTTCGGTAGCCCAGGCCTCTACTTCTAGAATCCATTGCTTACTGATCAAGGCCCCAGCAGATTGTAACAGCACGTTTAAGGCTGCGTGTTCTGATCTAACGTGGAGGAGTCTGCCATCAAGCCCGATGAGATGACCTCTTGTTGCAGCTTGGCCAACTTTTTTTCTAAGATTTGCAAGGGCGGGAGTATGCTTAAGGAATTGCTCTTTAAGTCTTTTTCCATCATTTTTATTTCCCCCCACAATTTCTCCAATCTTTGCATCCCCAGCTCCATACAGAAAGCCGTATATAAAAGTTTTTGCGTCATCCCTCGTTGGTAGACCCGCTGCTCGTTGGTTAACTGAGTGTATATCTGTTCCGTCATCTTGTTTTCCATTAACTACTGTTTCTCCATAGGTACCACCATCCCAACGGTGCATGAAGTGGGCAAGGCACCGTAACTCAAGTCCTGACAAGTCTGCACCGACCATGGAAAACCCTGGGCGCACAGTAAATAAGGAACGACAGTCTTTTCCGTAAGGGCTCCGCACCGCTGGCACTTGTGCCAAATTAGGGGATTGGTGTGTGGCTCTTCCAGTAACTGCACCGTTTGTGTTAATCGATCCGTAAATGACACCTTCTCTTTCGAGCTTGAGCCAAGCCTGATCACCTTCTGCAATTTGACTAATCCTCTTATCCACCAAGAAGTATTTTGCGAGTATCTTAGCTTCAGGGTAGTCAAGACGTTTAAGAATGTCTTCATCAATCTTAACTTGACCAGCTGGAGTGTATTCATTAGGTTTCCAATTGTATTTCTTAATAAGCCTATCAGCTATCTGCTGACGTGACCCAGGGTTAAAATGTGTTACCTTGTCTTTAAGTCTCTTACCTGTCTTAGCTGACCATCTCTCTTCTACTAAGGGTTCAAAGGTCTCTGTCATCTGTTTAAGGATTTCTTCCTTGATAGTAACTAAACCTGCATATAACTCAACAGCCTTGGTCTTGTTAAATACCCAGCCAGATCTCTCCATACGGGCACAGATAAGAGCAACTTCATGCTCAAGTTTAATAGCCTTTTCAGAATAGTTCTTAGATAACATCTTTTCATAGAGTTGATGTGTTACGTGTACGTCCTGCACACAGTATTCCATCATCTCTTCTGAGAAGGTATCCCAGGCATCCTCTTGCTCACCATACTCACCCTTAAAGATATTCAAGCGATAGCCCCAGGCTTTTAATGAGTGGGACCCAGTGAGTCTATTGGGTAACCTTACGTAAGCTTCCTTAACTAGCTCAGTCATGTTTACATCACTGTATACAGCTGGTGTATTTAGCATAACTAATTTAGGATCTAACTCCTTAAGGTTACTAAAGATCAGCCTTGATAAAACTAAAGTGTCCACAAGTCTATCTTGAGCCACATTGAAGTCGTTAGGGTATAACTTCTGAATAACTGGAATATCAAACTTGATAATGTTATGTCCGACAATCGAATCAGTAGAGTTCATTACATAACGTAAGCCATCTCTGATGCTTTGGTATGCACTATTATTTGCAAACCTTAATACTTCATTAGTATTTGTGTCTTTTAGGACTAAACAATGTATCTGTGTTACATCTTGTAGAAACCCGTTGGTCTCAATATCTAAAATTAAAGCCATAAATCCCTTTCGCTGAAGTGGAAAAAATAGAGAAGGGAGGGACGGCATTACCCCTCGACATACCCGCAGTTCCGTAGAACGTCTTGCCTTCTCTTATACCTTACTGATAAGTCAATAGAAATCTAAAGATCCCTAAATCTACTACTATGTAACCTTCTTCTTCATCTAAGTGTCCTTTTGGGGCCCACTCAAAACCTAACATAAACCCCGTGATGAAATTAACTTCTAAAATAAAATTCATATTTACACCTTTTAAAAAGAACTACTATCTATACCAAACGGACTCTCAGTGAGTCTACCTGATTCTTTGTCATATTGCAACTCACAAGCTATTCCAGTATCACCACTGAACCTGTTTTTAAGTACTCGTACTGTAGTGGTGTTAGGGGAATCACCTTGCTGGTTCCTTTCGAGTCCAATAACAAGGTCGCTAAGTTGTGCAATTGCGTGGCTTCCTCGTAGTTGGCTAAGACTGGTACTAGCACCTTCCTCATGTCCTCTGTTTCCTTCTGGTCTTTTTAAATGTGATACTAAGATTAATCCTATGCCTGTCTCTTCTACAAGAGTTCTAAGCATAGTCATCGTATTATCAATTAAACGTCTTTCGTCACCATCTCCCAGACCTGAGACCACAATCGATAAGTGATCAAGTACAACCCAATTGCACCCAAGGCCCCGAGCCATAAATCGAACTCTAGAGATAAGATTGTCAATATCGCTGCTACCCCAATGGTCGTAGAGGAAAAGATTACCGCTACCAACAGTAGCATCAAAGGCAGTGCGTAACGAAGTTTCATCGGTTCCGTCCTTAGAAATATGAATAGGTTTATTTAAATGAATACCCATGAGTCCTAATGCAGTTCTCTTGGGATTCTCTTCGAGCATTAACATACCTACTTTTTGTTTTTCTGTTACAAGTAAGTGGTGTGCAACCTCACGTACAAAAGCAGATTTACCAATACCAGATCCAGCAGTCACAGTCACAAGCTCACCTTTGCGGAGCCCCCTAGTTTTCTCCATAAGTCCCACAAAGGGATATGATACAGAGTCTATAGCTTCCTCATGAGATACAGCTTCCCATAAGTCTTCACCTGAGATGATACCGTCAGGCCTGAACTCCTTAGCGTTCCAGATAGCTTTAATAATGTCTTGACTGCGGCCTTCTACTAAGAGCTCATTAGGATCCTTAAGGGGTAATGAGGCTATCTTAGCTTTTCCTGGGCTTAATATCTCTGCACACTCTTTAGCTGCCTCTTGGCCTACCTCGTCCATATCAAACATAATGATGACTGACTCAAACTGCTCAAGCCATTCTAATTGTTGTCTGAAGGTTCTGGCGGCTCCTTTGGCACCTACTGGTACAGATACAGTTGGCCACTTGTTACCTTGGACCTGGGATACTGTTAGACAGTCGATCTCTCCTTCGGTGACTACCAGCATTTTCCCAGGTGACCATAGGTTTTGTCCAAAGAAAGGTAACTTAGAACCCTCACCAATGACAGTGAAGTTCTTGTCTTTATCTCTTAACTTACAGGCCAATAAAGTATTGTCTTTGTAATAAGGATAGAAGTGTACTTTCTTTTTATTGTAGTAACCTACTCTAACTCCAAACTTAGCACACGTCTCTTCAGTGATACCACGAGCAGCTAGAGCTTCAGTAGAGGATTCTCTGTAAGAATTAAAATCATCAGAAATAATCTTCTCCTTTTTAATTGTAGTTGGTTCTGCATCAGTAGCAGCTTCGTAATGGTCACACCCAAAACAATAAGCATGGCCGTCTGTGTATCTAGCTAGGTTGTCCTTGCTACCACAAGAGGGACATGGTTCATGTCTTAGGAACTCTGAAGAGGTCTCGTGCTTTTTCATATAAATGGGCTCAATTCTATCATTAATGCTTGGGCTTCTTCGTCACCACGTTGAGAATGATACTCAAGATAGGGGACTACAACCTCAGCGATAATATTACATAAATCAATATGATCTGTTTGGATAGTATTAAGTACCTCATCCATATCTAAAGCATATTGCTCAAACAAGAACTTAAGCCTATCGCCTTGGCATCCTGTTTTACAATTTAATTTATGGATGGGTACTGTCATTACATTTCCTCTAAACCGTAGCGTTCTTCAAGGTTACGCTTCTTTTCTGCATAGGATAAGTACTCTACTTGATCACGTATATCATAACCATATACAGAACTTAAGAAACCTAAGAACTGGTCAACAACCACCGTCCAAACAACACCGTCATTAAACTGTACAGTGATGTTACTGGTCTTAGCCTGTGGAAAGTCATCTGGAAGCACAACTGTGTCTTGTTCTACACAAGTAAACTGAAATTGTTTCATTAGGCCCCCAAAGGTGTCTTACGTTTCAACGTATAGCGAGTATAGCGTTGGCCAGTAGTTGGATGTAGTTTCTTTACTGAGTCAATCTTGTAACCCATAGCACGAAGCTCTTGAATACGTTTAGTTAAACTCTGTACTGAATAGTCAATCAAAGCTTCACGCATTGTAATTGAGCCTGTACGTTTCATGTGTTCAATAATCTGTTGGTTTTGTGTCATTTTGTTTTCTTCCGTGTTGTTGGTTTCTTAGCTGCTGTTTTGCGCTGTCTAGGCATAGGAGGTGCTAAGGTTTTCTTAGGTGCAAAGAGATCCTTTAACCATTCAATTAGTTTCATTTCTTTTTTTCCTTAATCCACTCAAGTGGAATGTGTTTGTCTGCATATGGGACACCAATCTTATCACAGTACATCCCATAAGTTGTTTTTGAAGTCTTACTGATCTTTGCCCTAGAATTACTGAAGACCATCCTAAGGTCCATATCTGGGTGCTGCTGTTTGACTAAGGCTATCTTTTGTCTATCAGCGGCAACCCAGCGGCCTTTGATTTCTACAACAATTTTATTAGGCAGTTCGATGTCTGGGG